TATTGAGCATTGAAGGTGAATATCGAAAAGGAACCTGGGACCTAAGATTATAGCATAATTACAGCTATGAATGTCCGTAAAATAATTGGTATAGGAGCTCTTTTCTATGCCATGCACACACAAAGGTTTTTATTTTTACACCGCACCCAAAGTAAAATATCTAATGTTTGGGGTCTCGTGGGAGGAAAAAATATAGATTCTGAAACTCCGTGGGAATCACTCAGTAGGGAAATTGGCGAAGAAATTGGGCCAATAAAAATTATCAAAACTATTCCGCTTGAGACATTTGTGAGTAACGATGAAAATTTTCTATATCATACATATTTGTGTGTGGTAAAAGATGAATTTCTTCCTGTGCTGAATGAAGAACACGACGGTTATGCATGGGTTCAGTTTGGTAAATGGCCAAAACCTCTGCATCAAGGATTACGCAATACTCTCACCAACAAAACCAATCAAATGAAATTAGAAACTGTATTTAAAATGTTGAAATTTTTATGATAAAAATATTAGGTGATGTGATGTTGGATAGATGGATCAAAGGCACAGCCACACGCATGAGTCCGGAAGCACCCATTCCAATCATTTTAAAACAGGATGAAAATTTAAATGCTGGCGGAGCTGCCAATGTTGCTGTGAATCTAGCACGTCTTAAAATAAAGGTAGATATCTGGGGTGCTATGTCTAATGACATAGAAGGTTTCACTTTATTGAATTTGTTAGCGTATGAAGGCATGTCTATTAACATTAAAAGAGATGCTGATTACACCACCGAAAAAACAAGGATAATAGGTCAGGGTGGACATCATGTGGTTAGATTAGATCGTGAAAAATTTTACACAGGCAACGTTGATGATGACTTTGTGGAAACATTGGAAAGAGATGACATTGTTGTGATCAGTGATTATGCTAAAGGAGTTATTAAAATTGATACTGTGTCAAAAATTTTGTCAAAAACACACAACATATTTGTAGATCCTAAACAAAGTCCTCTGTTTTATACTGGAGCGTTCTTGGTCAAACCAAACATGAAAGAATATATGATATGGAATGGTGATTTCGAAGTTGCAAGTGCGATAAAATTCATGCGCAAATATGACTGGACTTGGTTGATAATTACAGAAGGATCAAAAGGTGTGCATATCTTACACACAGATGGACATTATCACCATCACAAAGAACCCAGCAAAGAAGTTGCTGATGTATCAGGAGCAGGCGATGCTTTTCTAGCTGTGTTAATTTATGGAATAAACAAAGGATACTCTGTAAAACAAAGCTGTGAGCTTGCCTGTTATGCTGCAGCTAGGAATGTTGAAAAACAAGGAGTAGTACCAGTAAGTCCACAGGACATTGACAGAGGAGTAGTTTGGACCAATGGAGTATTTGATATCATACACACAGGACATCTTGAGCTACTAAAATTTGCTAAAAGCCAAGGAAAAAAACTAATAGTTGGAATCAATGATGACGACAGTGTAAAAAGATTGAAAGGTGCGGACAGACCAATTAACAAATGCGAAGTTAGAAAAAAACAATTGGAAATATTGAGCTGGGTAGATTCTGTAGTGGTGTTTTCTGAGGATACTCCAAAAAACATCTTGGAAAAAATACGTCCAGATGTAATAGTTAAAGGTGGAGATTACACTGTAGAAACAACAGTGGGAAATGATTTAGCCAAGGTGATAATTTTTCCAAAATTAGAAGGCTACAGCACTTCTAATATCATTAACAAACTAGTGAAATGAATATTTTATTAACTGGATACAAGGGTTTTATTGGTCAAAACTTACTGAAACATTTGCAATCACTGCTGCATAATGTGCAAGGGTTTGAATATCAACCAGGCATACTACCCAATCTAAGAGACATACATCAAGTGATACATTTGGGAGCTATTTCTAGCACCATTGAAAAAGATGTTGATAAAATTATTTCACAAAATTTTGAATTCAGTATGAGACTACTTTCATTGTGCAACAGTCTTAGAATAAATTTTCAATATGCCAGTTCAGCCAGTGTGTATGGCAACACAACAAATTTTAGAGAAAATGCAGCAAAAAGTCCCAATTCTCCTTACAGTTGGAGCAAATACATGTTTGATCGATATGTGGAATCTGTTCCATACAGTCAATACAAAATAAAAATACAGGGATTCAGATACTTTAATGTATATGGACCTCATGAGGAACACAAATCAGAACAGGCGTCTCCTATTACAAAATTTTCTATGCAAGCCAAAACTCAAAAAAAAATAATTATTTTTGAGAACAGTGAAAATTATAAAAGAGATTTTGTTTGCGTGCATGATGTGTGCAAGGTTCATGAATTGATGTTGCACAAACAAACTAGTGGCATTTTTAATGTTGGTACTGGCATTGCAACCAGCTTCAAAGAAGTGGCTGAATTAATAGCACAAAAGCATAAAGTTCCAATAGATATTGTTCCAATGCCAAAAATGTTGACTCATCAATATCAAACCTATACTTGCTCTAATAACGAACTTTTAAATAAGCATATACAAATACGTTTTCAAACTGTTAAGGAATACATAGACAATGAAAAATAGATTAGAAGGTAAAATAACCAAAGGTTGGGGTTATGAAATTATATGGGCCACCAATGATCAATATTGTGGAAAAATATTAGTGTTTGAAAAAATTGGCTCGAAATGCTCATTGCATTTTCACAAAGCTAAAGATGAGACTTGGTTTGTCAACAATGGCAAGTTTATAGTACGATGGATAGATACTAAAGATGCTAAACTTTATCAAAAAGAACTTACTGAGGGACAGACTTGGCACAATCCTCCACTTCAACCACATCAATTAGAAGCTTTAATGGACAATAGTTCAATAACTGAAGTGAGCACAGCTGACAGTATTGAAGATAATTATAGGATAATTCCTGGAGACACTCAAAAGAATGTTACGCCTGAGCTTCACCCCAACGTAAAATAACAGAACCTTGCACTGCTGCTCCTGTGGTCTTGTACACATTTATGGCCAGCACGTCTGGACCGTTAGGAAATGCTCCTCTACCACCAATTGCAGTGGTAGTCAATTCTTTTAGATTGGATAAGTTCAGTGAATTCAAACTGCCGGGCTGACACAAAAATGAAAATACTTGTTCTCCTGGTACAGCATGTTGTTCAGGACCAAATTGGAAAGTAACAGTGGCACCTGCCGACACAGATGTGGTCAAGGTTTGAGTAAATGTGGCTCTTATCACGGTGGTAGTACTTAGAACGCGACTTGCCACTGCACTCACTGCTGTACCTGCTGGAAATTGAGTGAAAGCTGCTGCTATTCGAGATCCTACTGTGGCAGTGGAATTATTCCAAGTGGCCAGTGTGAAAAATATGAAGTTTCCTGTGTATGTAGAACCTGTGCCAGCTGCTTGTACAGTTGTGCTTATGTTGGTCGCCGCAGCTGATGTGGCATTGGCCGCTGCACTCATTATAACTCTAGTGTACACAACACTTGCTACTGTGGCGTAGCTAGGCGTGATGGATGTGATGGTCTGATTGCCTGTTACAATAGATGCAACAGAGATTCTGTCACCCACTGCTATTTTGATATTTGTGTTGTCTGTGTTTGTAACCAAAAAATCTGTTCTTCCAGACAAGAAAGCTCTATTATAGTTGAGTGAAATACTGTTTTGTATGGTCACACTGACGTTTGCGGCAACAGCACTCTGTGCGTTGGGAACCGCACTCATGGTTATTCTTGTGTAAATTGTACCCAGATAAGCTCTAGTGATGTTAGAAATAGTTTGACCGCCTGTGACGAAAGTAGCGACTGAAATTCTATCTCCTATGCGTAAAGGAGTTGCAGTTAAGCCGTCATACTGAGAGTTAGTTATAAAAAAATCGTTGGTGCTAGTCAAGAAAGCTCTAGTACGTCCTGCAATCACTGCAGAAACATCACCAATTGCTGTCACTGTTTGGCTGACTGTGCTGAATGCTCTTGCGGTGATAGTGGCTGTCAAGCTGCCTTGTATTGTGGTTGTGGTGGTGAATGCACCTGAGCCCCAGTCTACAGATCCTCCCAATGCTATCTGTGCAAAACTAGGCTGTCCGCCTGCAGCCGCAGTGTTCAGTGCAGTCCATGTGATTGAAGCTGGATTAGTTGGATAATTTTTTGGATTTAAGACGCCTTCTATCACAACTGAACCTGATCCTGTATCTGTGGTCACCGCCACTTCATTCAATAACAATTGAGCTCTATTTAATAGATCTCTTTCTCCTAAGTCCCCCGCGATTGCATTGGACACAGACGGTGCTAATCTGATTAAAAAAGATGTTTGTTTGGTAGTAGAGATGCTCAACGCAGTAGTGGCATAGTTGAACAGATATCCTCTATCTTCATCAAATCTACCATCTGTCAATAGCGCCGAACCCCAATGGCTTATTGTAGGAGTTGCTGTGCAGCTTATCAAAACTACTCCTGCTCCAACACTGTGAGCAGACGCACTAGCAGCAGTGAACAATCTGTTGGTTCCTGCTGTGAAAGCACTGTATGTAGAAGCTCTTGTGCAACTGGTCAAAGTATTGCCTGATTTTCCACCATATGTAATCAATTCATTATCTATATAAACTGTGCCATTAGTTGGAAATCTGCTGGCATCTGTCAAAGATATTGTGTTTTGAGCAGCAGTCATTGCAGCTGATAATTTATTTACTGCGCTTCTATTTTCTACTTCATATCGCACAGGTAAATTTGCAGTACGCATGTAAGCTTCTGTGTTGACGTTTGAATTTCTCAATTTATGACAGAAAACAAATCTTCCATCAGCTCCTCTCATCATCCATTCTACAAAACCTGCCGCGTACCATGAGTATTGCATACCTAACATCTGCATGCGCCAAGGTACAAGGTCATAACCGCTTGGACCATTTCCATCAAGTGTATCAATGTTCCAATCATATTGTGGCATATATAATTCTTCAGTGATACAGATTCTAGCTCCGGTAACATTTGAGAAACCACGCCAGTCAGGTGCAATGTTCATTGATGTTTGTGAATTTATTAAAGTAACAATATGACTCATGCCTCTAATCACTATTTTATCACCTACTTTTAATTGATCTTGGAACCTTGTGCCTGTGCCTGTGACTAAATTACTGTCAACGTTTAGAGCGCATGATCCAGCCAATTGATTGGTGCTGGTTCTTCGTACCACTGCCATTTCTTGTCCGTCATATTGATAAAATAAACCATTCTGTTCATCAAATGCTCCTATTCTAACAGTTGATCCATGCCAATACTTTAATAATATTTTACAATCTTGACCTAATTCTGCTGTGACTGTGGTCAGTACAACTGCATTTCTAACTTTGAAACTTCGCGCATCTACAACAGTCTCCACAGTATATTCTTGATTATATTCAAAACTTACGCATCCGATAACCTCGATCACAGCTCCTGCTTGTAGTCCATGATCTGTATCATCCAGCGTGATTGTGATCACACTGTTGATAGCTGTACCATTGGCAGTGGCTGATGCTAGATTGTAGCTGGGAGCGAACAAGCCACCAGTGGTGTACATTATGCCTTTTCCTGATTGATATCTCACATACTTCTTACTTTGACGTATGGCTTGTGCGCCATGACTTGGATTACCTGTGCCCAATTGAACGCCACCGTCAAATGGTCTGTGTACAAAAAATGAATCTGGTCTTGCATACACCACACCGGTAATGGATGCTGAAGTCACGTCCACAGTGCCAGTGGATCTAGCTGTAAATCTTATAGAGTTAGTTGATGGTACTGCTGATATCACGTGTGGACCAGTTCCTAGTTGATGATTAGCAGAAGTCAAGTTTATTTCAATTGCATTCGTTGAGTTATCAACCAATATAAATCTTCCAAAGCCTTGTCCTGTGTAAAAGGTATATGTTAAATTTCTATAAGTTGCATTTAAAGATAGAGTTCTTGAGGTAAATGATCCTGTGGTAGCATCGAAAGAGGTAAGCACTTCGTCCGTGCCTGATGCTACTATTAAAAATACGTCATCACCAAATTCAACGTCAACCCAGTTTGAACCAGCTGGCAGTGAGACAGATGTCCATGTGACTCCGCTGGTGGATAAAGCAGCAGTGCTGGATCCAGTTGCCACCACAAAAAATCTATTGTTGCCAAAAGCAATGCCGCTCCATGTGGCCGATGCTGGCAGTGCTCCGCCCGAAATCCAGTTCAAACCATTGTCCACTGAATACGCATTTGTAGTACCACCCGATGCAATAGCAACAAAATACACACTGGTTCCTACCAATCCATTTGTAATTTTGGTCCATGAAGTGCTGCTTGGCAAAGTGCCGCCTGCCGTCCAAGTGATACCATCTGTTGAATAAGCAGAGACGTTAGAACCACTGGCAATCGCCACAAAATATCCATTGCCAAAAGACACATCAATCCAGTTGGCAGAACTAGGCAGTGTGCTGGCTGTCCATGTTGCACCACTATCATTTGAATAGGCAGCAGCGTTAGAACCAGATGTAGCAATAACCACGAATCTGTCTGTACCACTCACTGTGCCTGCTGTGATTGCAGACCACGTGGCACTGCTGGGCAACGCACCTCCAGCTGACCATGTCTGTCCTGTGGTGGATACTTGAGTAGCAGTTGCTCCTTGTCTTACTGCTACAAATTTTCCGTTGAAACCTTTGACTGACCAGTTACCTGAACCTGTAAGAGTTCTAGTGGTAGAACTTAACGCAGGTGCTGGTGCAGAAGTCACTTGGGATAATATGGTAGTGCCTGGAATCAATCCATGTGCTGATGTAAAATCCACTTGAAAAGTAGCAATTGCGCCCACGTTTAAAAATACTCCAGCTGCTATGCCTGCAGTAAGAGCATCACTGAGACCTAATGTGCTGTACACAGTTAGTGTGTCCCCTGTAATTGGAGTGCCTGATATTGTCTGCCCTGTAATTGCTCCAGAGCCACTGATGGAAGTGATTAAAATTGTGGCATCATTGGCAGATGATAGTCCATCTAAAACTGTGCCAAGCACAGTCAATCTGTTGCCTATTTCAAAGTTTGAACCTGGTGGAGACACCGCAACAGTATAAACTCCATTTGTTCTGGTCACATTAAATTGAGCACCAGTGCCTGCGTGTGCAATATTGCTAGGCACCACAGCCACATAGCTTGCATCTCCTGTAACTCCAATTGGGCTTCCAGTAATTGTAAATGTTGCAATTTCTCCACTGCCACCTACAGTGTCCACAGTCAACACTATATCATTTGCAGGTGAACTGCCACCTAAATCAGAGCCCGCAATAGTCAATGAGTCTGCCACAGTATATCCTGTGCCAGCATTAGCAAGAGCAACGCTGTAAGCTCCTGTGCCTCCTGTGCGTACCACATTGAATGCTCCAGATGCTCCAGTGCCTCCTGTGGCCACCACAGCACTGTATGTGGCTCCTCCTGTGATTGAAGAGCCTGTGAATGTAAAAGCAGATATCGCTGATCCAGCCACCGCTGTAATCAGTATGGTAATATCATTAGCAGGAGTAGCTCCTCCTAAATCAGTACCAACTATTTTAATTTTGTCGCCTTGGAAATAGTCACTGCCAGGCGTATTAAGAGTTACTACAGTGTATGTGCCAGCTGAACGAGATACATCAAATGTTGATCCCGAACCTGCTGGAGCTATCAATGTGCCATTAACACTGTTGTTGGTGTGATCCCTGCCTTTGTATGCTGATCCTAATGTGCCGGTCATGGTCAAAGTTTGACCAACTATGGTAGCAACTGTGTTAGCAATGCCTGAAGAACTGATAGCCATACCATTTAGAATGCCAGTGGTGTCCACAACATCTATGTTGGTGTCTGTAGACAAGGCATTAGAAAGCGTGATAGCATTGATTGTACCAGTGCCAATTAATCCTGCTATTGAAGTTCCAGCTGCAATAGAAGCAGATCCAGTCACAGGTGATCCTACCACTGGAGCTGATCCAGTGTAAATAATTGAAGTGGCCCCGCTGGCTGCTGCGAAAGCCAACTGTATGCTGATAGCAGTACCATTACTGAACAATGAAAAGCTGGGTTGACCAATGGTGGCTCCTGTGAAAAAAGCTGCTGCTCGAATTTGTGCAAATGAAGTGAAAAGACTTTGACCCTCTGCAGTGCCAACTCTAGCGCTGGCAAAATATGTAAAGCTCACTGCACTGGGAGTGCTGAACACAATGAACGCGCCTTCGGCTCTAGCGAATCCTGACACTGTTGTATTCAAACCTTTCACAGTAATTGGATAACCTTTTTCTATACCGTGAGTACCATTTGTGGTCACAGTGATCAACGAACTACCAAAGGCTCCAGTATTGATAGACGCGTCAGTAGTTATGGCTGAGATAGATAGATCACTTCCAGGAATTTCATACACAGAAGGATACATTCTAATAAGTCCTAAGGCCTGCCATTTGGTAGGTTGAAGACCATATTCGAAGTCAGCATCCAACATGGCCTGAGGAGCGGCCACACGCATTCTTTCGATTGCGTCCGTGCCAAAGTCCCAAGGTCTTATTTCTTGGCTAGATTGTTCTACAAATATTTGAATACTAGCACTGCTGGTTAAGTTGCTGGTGTCAGCACTTAGATCTATTGTAGTAATTGCATCAGATTTTTGAGCCCAGGTTCTGAAATCTACATCACTTAATAAATTACCATCTCCACTGCTGCGTCCTTGTTTCAAACTGATAGATATAGAATTTGCAGGGTCAGCAAAACTGTACAATATTTCTGAATTGTCAGTGTCAGTGATCAATAGTATATCTGAAACGTCAAATTGTCCTATTATTCTAATAGAACTTACGCCAGGAATTTTGGCAGGCATGGCTGGAATACCTGAAGTAATCACGGTTCTAAATATGTTCCATAAAGTGGTATTTTGTGCGGCTGCATCACTTTCCGCATTAATATTTGCATCTATCACCTGAGGTGTGGTGTTGCCATATGTGACTGGATTCTGAATATTTTCAAAAATATAATCATTAATAATATCTCGTAGATAGGCTTGACCAGTGGTTTCTGGTGTGACATCTCCTCTGATCTGAGGTTCACCATCAATCCAAAAATAATCTGCTACCTGTCTGCTTTTGACATTGCCACCATATTTCACATCGTGAACAACTGCATCTATAAAAAATCCCACATCTCGTGTGCATTTTTGCGAAGCGTAAGTGTATCCTGTGTATGCTGATGTGATTGTGCCTGCCACAGTCTGTGAACCTGTGGTAGCACTTGAAAAACTTACTGATGTTGTGGTGCAAGCAGTCACAGTCTTTGTGCCATTGTATCCTACAGGTGTGACTCCAGCCACAGTGATAGTCTGACCCACAATGTATGGAGGATATGCTTTGGTAGCAAAAGTGAGAGTGGCAGTGACACCATTGCCAGCGGCTGCTGTGGTAGTGATAGTTCCCACTGATATGCTGAAATCTATGAATTTTACTACTTGATTTTGTAAATGACTTTTGTTCAATAATAACAGTTGAGCTGCAAAAGGATATAGGCCATCATCCTTGCTGATACCAGGTTCAAACACATAATTTTTAATTTGCTTTTTAGCCATTTTATTTTCTGTTGATGTAAGACATTATATTTACCTATGCTCCAAAAGCCACAGCTAATGCTATGGCAGTTCTGTCCACGTAGTCTTTACGTGTAATATTTGAAGCCACAGTAGGCGCATTAGTCACTGTAGCACTGACAAAGGCTGCTGTGCTGGGTGTGGTCGCTCCTATGGTGGTGTTATTGATTGTGGTATTTTGCACAGGCACATTTGATCCTGTGGCATCAATTCTTCCAACCTCGGTGCTCTGTCCTTGTGTTTTAAAAATCACATCACCCAATGGTTCAATTTCTAAATTAGACACAGTGCTGCCATCATCTACTGAAGCAATGAATGATGTGATCAGATTGGCATTGGTTTGTATGTTACCATAGGTTAGATTGGAGCCAAAAGTTGTTACATTGGTGCCCACAGTTAGAGCAGTGCCGATGTTCGCTTGTTGACCAACTATTATATTTTTTTGTATGCCCACACCACCAATGATTGCTAATGCTGCTCCTGACTCTGAAGCTGCTGTGTCATTCACAATGGTAGTGAGATTCAAAGTGCTGTTTGAATCCACCTGAAGAGTGTCTTGTAATACAGTGGGTCCGGCCACTGTTAAAGATGTGGTTGAAATATCCACAGCCGTAACAAATGTAGAGCTGGTAACACTGTTGGCTATCAGTTGACCTGTGGGAGATACACTAAAACCTAGGCTTTCAAAGCCATATTGCGAAATAAAAGGGTTATTAATCACGGGCATAATTTTGCTCTAATAGTGTTTGTATTTGTATTTATCTAGGGTAGTCTTTAAGTGGTGACTGGATTAAGAGTTTCAAAATACGTAGCTTGAAACGTTATTTTAGAATCATTGTACGCACTGCTGCTGGCGCTGGCTAGCAATTGTATGTTGGTGTAGTTAACCACAGCATTTAGATTAATCAACTCATTGCCTAAATTAGCACGGCCATATATTGTAACTGTGGCTGTTTCAGGGCCGCCTACAACAAGACATCTAATAATTTCCTTGTTCGCTGTGTTGAAATCTACAAATATGGTGTATTCAGCAGCTGACACTGAAGTGAAAGGCCATTTATCTATCACTGTGTTGTCGCGAATAGCTGTAAAATTAGTGCCCACTGAAAAGTTCAATCCGTTCTTTAATAAAAGAGTGTTTCTTGGACCTTTTCCAAACAATTGACTTACATCAAACATATGTTGTATTTATTGATAAAAATTTACTTTTTATTCTTTTTGTAGCCGTGTTTAATAAAACTATTTACAGATTGTACTATCTTAGTTTCTATTTCTTTATCCATATTCATTGCATTTTCATTGGCTCTGTCCACAGTTTCATCTATGGTTATTCTTAATGGACTGTAGATTCTTTTTTCTGCATTCATATTGATGCAGTGAAATTTAGGATTATCAGGATATGACACATTGATTGGATAGGTAGACCCTAGCACTACCGTGGCTGTTTTTTCAAAAGCATGTGCAATATGTTGTCCAAGACTGTCGCATCCTAAAAAATGATCGCACTGTTTAATAACAGAAGCCCAGACTCTTACATGTACTCCTTGTGGATTGGCCACTGGAAAATTTATCTGATATTTGGAAAAATCTATTGGCGACTCTGTCATAATAATCATAGCATAGGTTTTTCCGAGTTGTCTTATTAGACTAATTGTATTATCAATTTCAAAACTTCTACCACTAATGTCTATGAAATTATCATCTTGATTCTTGCTCATTCTTCCAAATGGTTGAAACACTATAACTTTTTCTTTGCCTGTTTTTTCCTTAACTTCTTTGATCATTTGACGTGCAAATATTAATTCTTCTTTATTAAGAAATATTTGTGGTAATTCTAATTTTCGTATTCCTTTGTTGTTAATTTCTATATCGTATGCCTGCCCAATGCTGCATTTTTGATTGTAATATTCCCATACTCTGTATGGTTCTGGGCTAAGAATTTTCCTTGTCAACAGTAGATCTTGAAACAAATTTTTATGCCAAACATCATATGCTCGTGCATGTAGTAGTGGATGTCCTTTGTAGAAATCTGTGCCACCTTCGCACACAATTATAAAATCATCTTTAGTATTTTCTTTTGCATATGTATCTAACGCTGATACTGAAGATAATGTTCTACCTGCTCCACCATTTATAAAAAAAGCACTGTGCATTTTAGTTAGGAACGTATATTAGTTTCTTGTGTTCGGGAAGATATAGATATTCTATTTTAGAATTAATCAAGGTTCGCACAGCATCTTCTAGTGTTTCAACTAATGGTTCTCCGCCCAGATTGAATGAAGTATTGAATATGATCGGCACTTGCGTTTTTTTATAAAAAGCATTGATAAGATTATGATAGTGTAGATTTTGTTTTTGCGTGATAGTTTGTATTCTACACGTGCCATCCACATGTATAATGCTAGGTATCTGTTCAGCTTTGCCTGGTTTACAATCCACGGCATACATCATAAATGGACTATCTTTCATACCTCGTAAATCAAACCATTCATGCACGTGTTCTTGCAGTATTGTGCCTGCAAATGGTCGGAAGTATTCTCTTTTCTTCACCACATTTACAAAATCTTTGCCGTCAGCGAATCTTGGATCAAACAATAATGATCTATTACCTAAAGCTCTAGGGCCATTTTCAGATCTACCTTGAAACAGTGCCACAATATTTTTGCCGATTATCAAATCTATTACGTCAGAATCTTGTGCGTCTTTTAGAATTACTTTTTGATTATCACACATAGATTGTATATGAGCTATTGAATAATGCCTATCAGGCCCCAAATAAAGAGTATTGTGTGCTACAATGTTTTTGTTAGGTAATATTTGATGATAGAACAAAAGTGCTGCCCCGATTGCTGTGCCTGCGTCATTACTGATCGGCTCCACATATAAATCAATTTGATCTTTTTGCAAAAATTCTAAGTAAGAATAATTTGCCACACAATTTAATCCATAGCCCCCTGATAACACTACTTTTTTCTTACCCGTCATTTGAACAGCTCTGTATATTAGTTTTAAAACCTGTGTTTGTGTCTCCAATTGACAATGATAAGCCATGTCTCTGCGATTTTGTAATTTTGTGACGTCATCAAATTCTTTATCTGTGGGGTCTTCTAAGAATTCGAACATTTGTGAATTCACTAGTGCAGCATTAGGATATGTGGGTAATATTAAATTTCTATTTGATAATTCAGCTTTGGAGTTGCTTTCAAACAAAGGAGGAATGTTTGGATTTTTTTTACCATAAGGAAAAAGTCCCATAGTTTTTCCTGCTTCAATAGGCATAAAGCCACAGTACTGAGTAACTGCCTCATAAACTTTCACTATGCCTGCTCTGTCAGAAAAAACAGCTTCGTGGGTTTTGCCTGGTTCATCTGTAATTTCAGAAGGAAAGTTACGAAATACTGCGCCCATTACAGGTTCCTTGGTGCCGTAATGTTTGTATAATGAAACAAAATTAGCAGGATAATCACATCCAATAATTGATTCAACTTCCCACACAGTGGTTGGCCCTTGCCTACTGTTGTTAATACCCAAAAATGTTCCCGCACCATCAACTATAACACTGACTGCACTATCAAAACCACTGCGATAGAAAGCACAGGCAGCATGAAGTTTATGATGTATGTGACTTAAATCAATTACCTGTGGGTGATTCATCACGTCTGCTTGTCTATCAATCAATCCAAGTTTGCGAGCTAGACCTGTGTACACATCATCACCGGTAAAATCTACTCTACCTGCTGTATCTTTAATTTTTTGTGTGTGTGCTATGATCAAATAATCAATTTTGTCAGTGTATTTTAAAATTTCTATCATTGAAGCATAAGGACCTCCATCATATTTGTGTCTGCTGAGTCTTTCTTCTTCCACGCTAAAAATAATGTTGCCATCTTTCAAAAGGCAAACACCAGCATTATGTCCTCTAGTGATGGCGGCTATATATCCAGTAGTTTTACTTGTCATCCTTATTTCTCCTCATCACTTCATTAATCATCCAATTTTCAATTTCTTCATTCATGCTCATTATTAATTCATTTTTCCTCATTATTCTTTCATCCATAGTGATGCGTATTGGATCATATTCTCTATCTAGCTCACCCATGTCACACACTCTAAAATATGTGCAATCGGGATAGCTGGTATTAATTGGAAAAGTAGGGCCTAAAATAACTGTGCTTGGTATTTCCATGCAGTAGGCAAGATGTTGTCCCACGCTGTCACAGCCAAAGAAATGATCAGAATGTTTGATAACTGAAGCCCATTGTCGCAAATTTAATCTTTCAGGCGCAGCTACCTCATCTGTGTATTTTTCACCAGTAAAATCCATGCCAAATTCTGCCATGATTATTACTGCAAATTTTTCTGCTTGCAATTTTCTTATCAAACTTTTAGTATTTCTATATTCTATACTTCTGCCGGTTTTGTCCACGAAACTGCCATCAATGTGTTCTATACCTCGGCCAAATGGTTGAAACACAATCACTTTGTTGTGTTTAATTTTAGTTTTTATTTGTTCAACAATTTTTTTTCCTTGTAAAATTTCTTCTTTACTCAAAATAATTGTTGGTTTTGAAAGTTTTCTTATGCCTTTGTTGTTTATTAAAATATCGAATGCTTGGCTTAAATTGCATTTTTGATTGTAGTATTCCCATACTCTGTATGGCTCTAGGCTCACAACATCTTTACTTTGTAACTTTGTGTGAAATAAATTTTTATGAAATATGTCATATGTTTTTGCATCTAATACTGGATGACCTTTCAATATGTCAACTGCACCTTCACACACAACTAAAAAGTCTTTATCTCCTGATTCTTCATGATATTTTTCCAGTGCAGGAATAGCACATAAGATTCTACCAATACCACCATTCAAAAAAAATGCTTTGGATCTAACCATATTGTAAATTGATACAAATAGTTAGTTCTTGAATATAAAAATGAATTTATTCTTGATTAATATACAGGTACTTGATGTTTGAAAGGAATTTTCCAATGCTTTACATTGGCATATTTGGTTGGCACTGCTTTTAACCATGCAACATATTCTTGCAGCTTTATTTTATCTTCTGCTGAAATTAAATCTGCCTTTTCAACGAAAGCCTTTTCGATTGCATTGATTTGCACCACTAAACTTGCTAGGAAACTTTCTCTGCTTAATATGTGCACTCTAAATCCTGGTCTTATCCACGCACCATTTTTGAATTTCATATCAATGTGAAGATATTGCTGACCTATCATACCATTGTTGTCGTCCCAACCGTATGTAAAAGTCTCTGGCTTACCATCCTCATCGACTGTGCCAATATCTTCAGAATAATCTTCTACTTTGCCTGTGTCATAATAACCAGATATGTAAGCAGCTTCAAATGTGTGCACAGTGGCATCAATTTTTTCATACAATTTGCCTGGTTCTTTAGGATAGCTTGTGAATTTGTCCATTTCAACTAAAGAATCTGTGCCAAACACTGTATTTTCTACCACGCCAGTTGACTGATCTACTTTCACTAAAAGATATCTTGGTCCTGTGTATGTGGCAGTGTAGGTTTTGTTTAGTGCAGTGGTGCCTACGTAAGGCTCATCTGTCAACGGGATTTGAAAAGTCTTCTTAATCATAGTTATATATTATATTTATGTTTATTTATCATAAAACTACTAGCTCTCCACAAATCTGATACGCATGCCACCCCAACCACCTCTTATGCCGTGATCTCTAACATCTGGGCAGGGTTGTGGAGGCAATCCACCTGCTCCGATTGGTAGGTATGGTGAACAACCTTGCATTTCATAACATCCGCAGGATCTATCTGATCTCCAACAATAACTGTTAAACGAACCCCTTGTAGGCTGTTTATTGATACCTGCCAATGATGAAAAATAAGCTGGCAATTGACTGCCTGACATACCACTAGTGTGTATTCCACCGTCAGTGGTATTGAAAGTGATACGTGCACCGGAGTCTGCAAACATATATGATGGAATTGGTGCATGATGATAGAACTGACATGGACAAGTTGGATAACATCCTAAGAAGGAACTACATCCTATAATGCCGCAACAGTTGATGTCACCACCATAGGCCAGTCCTTCCCAAGCTCCATTACATTGATTGCAAATGATACCGCAGTGATCGTTGATGGGACCTGTGCCACAAAATCCATTGGCATAAAAACAACACCACATGCTGGTGCTGGTGCTGCAAAAAGATATTCCACCCTTGCCGCCTCTAGCACACATACAACCATTGGAATCGGTGCTGGTCCAACATACTGTGCTGGGATCACCGCAACCTTGAAAACACAATGAGTGTGCATAAGGTGGGAAACCCACGCAACCACACACATAATTTGTCGTGGTCACTAGAAATGATTTTCTTGCATAACCACCTGCATTACCGGGAATTCCTCCTCCGCAACAACACATACGTGCTCCTGGTCCACCTGCTCCCCAAATTTCTAAATGCACACAGCCACTGGCTGGTGGTTTCCAACAAAATCCATTGCAGTATTGTGTGTACATGGTGCCTGGACAAAAGGCATAAATTACGCCGGTCTCTAAATTATTTTCAGTAACACTGTACTGTACTCTAGATGATATAATACTTTTTAATCCTGGCATTAGTTTAACCCCAATAATCCTGTTCCAATGTATTTAATTCTAATAATACCGTGTCCTCCACGATAAGCATGGTCTCTCACATCTGGACAAGGATGCGGTGGTGGACCACCATGTCCTGGAGGTGAAAAAGTTATACAACCATTCATGTTGTAACATCCGCAATATCTATTACCAGTCCAACAGGCAGTGTAGTGTCCTCCATGTGTGGGGTTTCGTGCTGCCAACCCTAATGTGTGAATGTAACCATACATGGAACCGCCGCTCCAGTTGTACATTCCGTTGTCTGTGTCATTGGTATATGTGATCCATGCACCGCAATCTGCATACTGTTTAGGTGGAGTTCTCATGTGATACCAGAATGCACAAGGGCATGATGGATAACAGCCAAAGAAACTTACACAGCTGAATCCGCCTGCCATGTTGCAGGTTCCTCCATATGATTGTGCTTGATGGATAGCACAACCTGGTCCTCTATAGTTGCACACAATTGCGCAGTTGTCTCCAGCACATCTTGTGTGACAAAAACCGTTTGCTGCATAACAACAGTAGGCAGATGTAGAAGTTGAACAGTAGCTAAATCCACCTTGACCACCTTCTGCACACATACAACCGTTGGTACCATTGCCTTGCCAACATATTCCTGTTGATTCTGATCTGCCTCTGTAACATAAATCGTCTGAGTTTCCGCAACTGATACCTACGTTGCCAAATATACAACAACCAATTGTGACGTTCAATGTTCTGCTGGAGTATGCTCCAGGATTTCCTGGTAGTCCATATCCACAACAACACATCTTAGCTCCAGATCCACCTGCACCCCAAATCTCTACCAGTGCTGTGCCTGTGCCTGGCGAAATCCAACACACACCGCAACAAAAGTTGGTGCCTACTGTTGTGCCAGGATTGTATGCCCAGATTCTGCCTTCTTCAGTGTTTTGTTCCAATCCTTGAAATTGAAAACTTAATCTTTGTGTTTCTAAATATGTTCTTAAACTTGGCATATCATTAACCCGCTATAAATTTAATTCTGATTGCACCGTTGCCACCTCTGCTGGCGTGATCTCTCACTCCTGGACATGGATGTGGTCCTGGTGATGGGAATCCTGGTGGAAACAACATTTGACAACCTTCATTTTCATAACAACCACAGTTGCCGCTAAAGCCCCAACAGGTTGCAAATTGCACGCCCATCTGAGGCCATCTGCTGGCCGCTGACAGTGCATTAACATATTGTCCTCTGCCTTGTCCCGACCAATTGGCAAAACCATTGCCGTCATCTGAGTTGTAACTTACTATTACGCCAGACTTGGCAAAATATCCTGGAGGACCTTGCATGTGAAAATGTGTGGAACACGGACATGAACTGCCGCTTGCTCCTAAAAAACTTACGCAACTGAAACCTGCATTACAATTTACTACTCCTCCATATGCCTGAGCACACCAACCACCAGAACAACATTTGTTGCAGACTATGCCACAACTGCCGTTGACTCCTAATGTAGAATAAAATCCGCCTGATAAAAAACAACAGTATGCATTGGTTCCTGTAGAACAATAAGAAATTCCTCCTCTGCCGCCTTGAGCACACATACAACTTTGTCCTGCAGATGTACCATTAGGATAAATTGTAACTCCTGTGGGATCGCTGCAACCTCTAAAACAGAGTGCAGAAGAGTTGTTGCAGGCCATACCTACTTGTCCACAGATGTAACCGCAACATGTTAGACTGACTGTGTTTCTTGAATACGCTCCGGGATTTCCTGGAGTGCCAAATCCACAACAGCACATTTGTGCTCCAGATCCACCTGCTCCCCATATTTCTATAATTGCTGTGCCTGGCTGACAAGGTTTGAAACAGATGCCATGATAAAATGCATCGAAGTTTGGACCTGGTTGATACATGAAGATTCGACCTGACTCTATATTCGTTTCCACAATCTGTGGGAACGTTGGATTTTTGGTCGGTATCAATGTTGATAAAGCCGGCATAATTTTTTTTCCTTGTTAACTTTGATATAGCTAGTGTTATACTGCGCCCACTACCCAACCATAAGTTGCTCCGGTGTAAATCAATGTGATGATTGCACCATTCAAGTCAATTGTTAGATTATCAGCCGCCCCATTTATCAAACTGCCATTTCGTGCCACAGTGATGTTGTTAGTTGCTGAAGACGCACCAATGTCAATAATTTGGATGTTGTCTCCTTCAACTAAACTGGCAGTGGCTGGCAGCGTGATGGTAAAAGCACCACCAGCTGAGCTAGCTAATATTCTATCATTGACCAAAGCACTGTAGGTTGTGGTTACTGAACGATTCGTAACACCTGCTGTACCGGTTGTAGATATATATCTTCCCATGTTTCAGTCCTTGTTTGTACTATATTTATGCTAATCTAGTAGTTTTACAGTGTTGATGTTTCAATACCATAAACCACGCAACTAGCTGTTGATCCCGACGCATATGCCACTATTTTTTGTGCAGCTGATAATACCAAACCAGTTCTTTCTAGAACTCCCTTGGGATTTACTTCCACATCATACTCAATGTATTCACCATTTAGTGGTGTCGCTGCATCAGCGATAGCCAATCTAAATGCTTGCATAGCATTGCCTCTGTTTAAGAAGTTAACAGCCACAACAGCAAAAGTGTCTGCTGGACAGGTGTACACCGTTGTGAGTGTGCCTGCTGCCAGAGCGCTTGAACCTAATCTTCCTGTTGCCATTTTTTTCTCCTTTTATTTTTATCCTTGTAAGAAGTAGCCCATGGACAATGGACCACCTGTTACGCCCCTTGTGAAATTCACAGGAGCACCAAAATTTATTGTCACTCCAGTGGTGGTTTCAATTGTAGAAGCATATATGGTGATCAGACCAGCCGTGATCTGGTTCACATTCAAGCTGCTGGCTCCACCACCAATTTGACTTGCTATATATGTTCTAATGGCTCTCTGAGTAGGCACTATTTGGTCGCTGTTAGCCGCCATTGTACCATCTGTAGAGAACTCATTGATTGAAGCACTGGTACCACCTAGTACTAGTTCTCCCAACTGAAGTTCTTGTAGTCCTGAAATATTAAATGCGTCTGCATTTAGTGTGGCCACACCTGTGCTCTGCTCTACAGAGAACAGATCGCCAACTCTAAAATTACCATCCTGGTCAGTGGAAGTAAAGAAAACTCTACCACCACCATTTTCCACAGTTTCATTTGCGGATATAGGATTTTGTGTAGGCAATCCTGGATAATTGGTTTCTGAAAAATTACCTGTGCCTATGTCTAAGAAATCGTGTCCTGTTAGACGTATCTGTGAATATCTTCTTCTAATTGTGACTGTATCACCATGTGCTGGAGATTCACTTACTCTTAATTCTGGACTTATTTGCAACAGTGCTGTGAAAGGATATTGACTTCCTAAGAAATTTTGAACACTTACTAATTTGTAATACTCACCAGCCACACTGGCAAATTCTACGTTAGAACCTGCTATTGGTATTTCAGTTAGACCTTCCACTTGAATATATTTTCCAGACTGTAGTGCATCTCTATAACCACCAAAAGTGGTCACAGTGCCTGCTGATGCAGTATAAGTGCCGTATGTGGTTGAGTTGACAGGAATTGATAATGCTTCATCAATGTATAGACTGAAAGTGGTTGCTGACAACACTGAGATGTAATACCATACACCTGTGTTCAATTCAAAAATACCTGCCACATTGTCAAATTGCACTTTGTTGCCTGTGGTAAATGTGTGTGCTGTTGACGTGGTCACCACTGCAGGATTAGCATTGGTTACACCACTCACTGTTTTTTGAATGCCATTGTCAGTGATTGTGGTGGCTGCTGTAACAAAAGCTAGACCTCTATTTGTAAAAGTAGGTTGTGCTAATACTCCGTTGCCGATAAAAACATTTAATGGTGCTTCTACAGTGTTGCTTGGATCCACTATGGTTACAGTCGGTGCAGTCACGTAGCCTGATCCAGGATTTATGATTCTAATTGAACTAATTTTGTTTGTGGTCACTATTGCTCTTGCCACTGCGGTATCACCTGTGGGCGAAGCACTGACAACCAGTCTAGGCACATATTCATATGTAGTGGTGCCATCCAGCAATGCTTCTGTGCCTTGCACAATCATGCTGCCCACATAGCTCGCCACTGTCAGTGTGAGGTTGTTGGCCGGAGTAGCGCCACCCAAACTGGCTCCTGGAATGGTGATAGTGTCGCCTACCACATAACCGGAACCCTCTGTGGTCACTGTGACAGTGGTATTGGCTGAAGAGTATGAAGTGAGTGCGCCTGTTTTTTGTATAGTAAATATGGCTCCTGTGCCTGTGCCGCTGGTGGCCGATTGAGATACTGCTGTGTAGGTAGCTGCGCCCACTATGCTGGTACCGCTGACTGAGAATGTGGTTTCTGTGGTGAGTGCACCTGTGCCTGCTGTGGACAATGCCACTGCAGCTCCACCTGAAGTGGTACTGACTCTAAATTGTGTTGCTGTAAGTCCTGAAGCTATCACATAATACTGTGTGTATGGACTCAAGCCTCCAAAAGTTCTTCCTTCAAATTGCACCGCTAAACCTGCATACAGAGCTGATGTGCTTGCGCATGTGAGTAGGTTGGTGCCAGTAGTGGTGGCAGTCACAGTGGTCTTCACCAAATGATCGTATCCAGCTTTGTGTAGATACATGGTGCCTGTATCATCGGCAGTGATGTCAAAAGTTGAACCTCCTGGCGAAGTAGAAATACTAAAAGTTGTGGCACTTGCTATGGTTTTAATATAATAAATGGTGACGTTTGTTGGCGTTGTGACCACACCTCCAAAAGATGTACCGCTGAACATGATAGGCATGTTCAATTGCAGACTGGTTGTGGAAGATGTAGTGAATAAGTCTGATGAAGCTGTGGCAATGGTCACAGTTAAATTTGTAAAAGATGGCACTGCAACTTTAGCTAATTTTGTGCCAGCATTATATCCTACGACATATGCATACTGTCCAGCTCCTAAACCTTCTTTTATCCATAGTGCCATACCTGGCAATTGTGAAGCTAATGAAGTATCAGTGTTGGATATTGTAATTGTTTTGTCTGTGCCGGTCTGTGCCACATTGGTGTTGGATTGATATCCGTCTCCTCCAAAATCACTTTCAGGAGATACCACAGTTTCATCCAATCTGATCTGATAAACAGATCCGTTCTTTACAGTGGCAGTTGTGCCTGCTAATCCATATCCATCACCTGATATAGTGATTGTGGCTGAAGTGTTGTAATTTACTCCTGCGTTGCCGTATTCTAAAGCTAGTATTCTATCACCATCTGTAAATGTGTTGGCTACCACAGCATCAGTGCTATGATTGTCCACAGTGGCTTCAATTGGTGTCTCTGCTGAATCTCCACCTTCAGACACTGATCCAAAATCTCCATATGAATTATTACCATTGGTTGCACGCACTTTGCCACCATTTTCAGCAAGATATCCGATGTGGTTATAATAAGTGAATACAGAAACTAATTCAGATCTACCTAGGTTAGTTACCCAGAAGCCAATACCATCTGATAAAATCTGTGTGAAATCATTTGCAACCACAGAGTCATTGCCGCTATTGTGAAGAGCGCCGTCAACTTTTAATCCTACGCAACCTGTGCCAAATGTTGAAACGTTCTGCACATATGGTGATTTGTTTGTAATCCAAACTTCCTCATGCGCTGGTCCCCAACCTGGATCTAAAGAAACATAAGCTCCAGCTGTGGGTCTTTGTGTGCCATAGGCGTTTGCTGCGCCTAGTGTGCCAGACAATCCTTGCAATGTGCAGTTTCTTAGTCCTGTGCCGTTACGCATGTAGAACATGTCTGATAGTGTACTACCTGTCACTGAAATTTCATAATATTTGGCTGCTACGATTGATCGATAATTACCTGTGTATATCAAGTCATGCGTGATTGCATCTATGTATTCTCTAAGATCTCTTTCACAGAATGCTCTATTTGCAGCATTGAAATATGTGATAAATGCGCCTGGGTTATTTTTTCTTACATATTCTATGGATTCCTGTACTAAAAATTCTTTATTTTCAATCAATCTTAACACAGCATCTGTGTAACCCACTGCTGTCTCTGGAGTGTTGCTGCCGCTGATTGTTGGCAGAGGACTAGAACTGTCACCTATTATTTTGTAATTTATCCAGTCATATATGTCGTCAGCTATTGCCACTGCTGCATTGGCAGCTGCCACTGAACCTGTTGGAGCATTTAAATCCTGTGCGCCTGCTAGAGCCACAGTGCCAGAACCAACTGCTGTGACTGTGAATGATGCTGCCAAGCTGGAAGCACCCAATAGTCCAGCACCTATGGTCACTGTGTTGCCCACAGCATAATTAGAACCTGCATTGCTGCCTACCACTAATGAAGTTATCACGCCGCCAGCAGCTACAATAGCAGTGAATGTGGCTGATGAACCTGCACCACTGGTTGAAGTGGCCACGTCAGTATAAGTGCCTGCAGTTCTATTCACGTCCGTGGCTGGTGTGGTAAATCCTGTGATATAACCTGCTGCAGTTGGAGTAATTGCAATATTTCTTATAATGTCATCAATTATATTGCGTAATCTATCAATGCCTGCTAAAGAATAAGGTGTGTCAGCAGCAGTGGTTACAGGACCTCTTGGTCTTATGTTGGTGCTTCTCAATTCATCTCCAACAATGGCTGTGCTTTCTCTTACGCGGATAGGACAAAATTCAAAATAAATGCCTGTTTTAACAAAAATACAATTGTTAGCAATTATTTCGCTTGGTACGTCATCAATGTCACCAGCATCTATTGCATCTATGATTATGTCCATAAGGTCTTCAATAATACCTTGAGCCTGTGGTTCTTCATAAATGGCTCCATCAAATACTTGTGGTACTGTGCCTTGCAGTGCAGTGTATGTGTTGTCATTAGATATAGCTGAATCAATCACAGTTTTAGCAAATTCAATAGCAGCACTTGTTTCACTTTCTGTGCCTGGAATATATGTGCCGCTGCCAGTGTAGTAACTGATAGCTGCCAATCTTGATCTTTCATTACCGCCATGTCCCAAATCCCACAACACTGCATCAATGATCTGCCCCAAATCTCTTTGGCACTTGACTTGATCATACAGTAGTTTCACAACCATTGTGCCTGCTGCTGTGGATAGAGCCTCGGCTGTACCGCCAACAGTGAGGCTCACTTTGAATTGTGTGGCACTGAAACCACTGGCAATAATAAAATATGTGGTGGAGGTAGTGATGCCACCAAATGTGGTGCCTGTGAATTCCACTGTCATGCCCACTCTTAAATTAGCAGTGCTGTCGCAGGTAATAAGATCAGGAGCAGTTGTATTTGTACAATTGGCCTGGAATGTGTCATTAATATATTGAATGGTTTCTCTCTGAATGAATGCTTTGTTTCTCAATAATAAATTTCTTGCTGATGGATACAATGGCCCATACTCCACCTGTCTAGCTGCGTATTGTATGGTCTTCCATGGTTGAGTCAAAGTGGATCCATAATCTGGAGCAGGAAGGTCAGTGCCTGATGGAGCAACATACCAAACGTTGTTTATCTTTCCAAAATATCCCCATTCTGGTAAAGTACCTGCTGCATTTACTAAAAGTGTTTGACCAGGCAGTCCAATAGGCAATCGCACAGGCCCTGATGGACCATAAATCAAAAGATCTCCTTGTGTGGTGAGTGCTAAACTTTCAGCACCGCCCGACAACAATTGCCAGTATGTGCCTGTGTCTACTCCCACACCTGGTGGATAGTCTGGCTGAGTGATTGTGGCAGGTCCCACGTTGTTTGATGTGTGTCCTAGAATACAAATATAAGTGTTTGTGGTAATTGTTGTGCCACGCACCACATCACCTTTGTCATACAGAGTAGCATTGGCCCAATTGCCTTTCCAATATATGCCTTCATTAAGTTTGTCCCAATAGGTCACATTGGGTGGTCTGTTGCCAGTGGTATCTGTAATTGCTATGTAGGTGAATCCACCCAGGCGCACCACATCTCCAATTTTGTATGCAGTAGCGTTGTTGTAATCACCTCTAAGATTAAATCCTGTGACAAATAATTTCCAATCTGCAGGATAACTTACTGGAGCCTTGTTGATATTATTTGTTGCGGCCACATATCCATAACCACCATAAGTTACAAAATCACCTATTTGGTAATTGGTAGCTGAGTTCCAACTGTCTTCAAATTCTAAACCTGGTACAAACACTGCCCAGTTTGCCTGATCGGCAGTCAACGTTGTGGTACTTACATGCAGTGTGGTACAGATCCATAAACTTGGTCCCCACTTCACCACATCATTTATTTTGTATCTGTTTGTCGCTGTCCACGCACCTTTGTATTCGATTCCTTTGTGTAGATAATCCCATTTGGCTTGATCTGCTTCTAGTCCGCCTGCGGCTAGAGTGGCTGATGCATTCGATGTGTGTCCAGTGTTACACACATATAATTGTCCACCATATCTCACCACGTCACCTACTTTGTACCTTGTGCTTACAGTCCAAACATTAAGCCAATTGAATCCTTTGGAGAAAATTTCCCATTTGGCTGAATCAGCTTCTAGTCCTAATGCGGTTGTGGCTGCAGATGTGTGATAAGTGATACAAGTGTAGATGTAGGCACCGTATCTCACAAGATCATTTACTTTGTATCGAGTGGAGATGCTCCAATCACCTTTGTAATCAAAACCTTCAGAAAATAAATCCCATTTGGCAAGGTCGTTTTCCAGTCCCAATGAAGTTGTGGCAGCTGATGTGTGTCCTTCGTTGGCTATGTATAGATAGCCGCCATATTTGACTATGTCATTTACTTTGTATGTGGTTGTGACTGACCAACTATCTTTCCATTCTTGACCATCACTCCATAAATTCCAATAACCTGCATCTAAATCAGTTTGGAAAGTTCCGCTGGTGTGTCCTTCCACACACACATAGGTCCTACCACCATATCTGATTACATCATCAATAAAATACTCAATAGCAGTGTACCATACACTTTTCCAAATAAATCGAATCCTACCTAATTTGAACTCTGCCATGACTGTAATTTAGTTGTTGCATTTTTATTTATCATATTAACATACATTAAATTTATGTGTTTTCAACCTCCAATGTGGAGTCTGAAGAACCCCCTAAAAAGTAATTTAAAGCCAGTGGTGCTCCTTTAATGCCCTGCTGGAAATTCACCGCATCTTTGATAGAAATTGTTTCATCTCCTACATGCACAATGTCATCATTGGATATTTCTATAGCTCCTGCTCTTAGTGCTGAAACGTTTAGATTTGATCCACCACCTGAAATTCTACTTTGTATATAAGCCACCACAGCTTTCTGTGTGGGTATAATGTTGTCACTGTTAGCTGTCATTAAAGGATCTTTGCTGAATTCGTTGATCACAGTTTGTGATCCGCCCAATACAACTCCACCTAAACTGAGTTCAGTAAGTCCTTCCAGAGAGAAAAAGTCAGCGTTCAACGTCACAATACCTGTGCTTTGTTCCACTTCAAATTGTTCTCCAACTCTAAAATTACCATTTTGATCAGTGGATGTGTAGAACACTCTGCCGCCACCTGATTCAACAACTTCATTGAATGGTTGTGGCTCATAGCCAGATGTAAATCCAGTGACATACAGTTCAGGATAATTGGTAGTTGTGCTATTGCCAGTGCCAATATCCAAAAAGTCATGACCAGTCAATCGCACTTGACTGTAATTCTGTCTAATCACGATAGATTCTAAATGATCTGGACTGTTGAAAGTGTCTAGTCCTGGTGAAAATTGCAGTGTGCCAAAGAGATTAGGTTCGACACCGCCCAATTGAGTAAAGTTGTTCAGTTTGAAAATCTGATTTGCTATGTTGTCAAAATATATGTTGTCTCCTGGTCCAGGTAATCTGCTGAGATTTTTGATACGAATTGTTTTTCCAGTTTGATATTGATCTTTTAATCCATCCCCAGTAATTGTGGCTGACACGTTCAAAAATCCTGTGCCTCTGTTTGTAAAAGTTGGTTGTGACAGTGTGCCATTGTTTGTTCTGATGGTAAATTGTGCCTCCACAGTGTTGCTGTTGTCCACTATTGTTAAAGTTGGTGTAGATGAATAACCACTGCCGGGTTCTAAAAGTTCTACAAAACTTAATCTTCCACTTCTTACAATGGCTCTACCCACTGCTCTTGCTCCATAGGTGATAACTCTCACAGTGTTGGTATTTCCATTTATGATTGGAATAAATCTAGGTCCAGGTAAACTTGCTCCTGCTATCTGAGTGTAACTGTCTATGCCTCCAGGAGGTATAGTTGAGCCAAGCAATTTCCAATGTTTGGCATCTATGCTTTCTGCCAATTCTCCATCTTCTGTGATGGCCACAAACACTCCTTGACTGTAACTTAACCAATATCTATCTGCTGATGGAGGTAATTCACTGGGTTGCCACACTGTGGCAGTGGATGCATTAAGAGTGGCTTCATTGGCTAAAGTATAATAAAATCTGTTGGCTACTGTGCTGGAATCACCTGGAGCGTCGTTGGCTGCTGCCACAAATCTATTATTTCCATAGATTAAATCATGAATGGCATAACTTACTCCACCAATTGTTGGACCTGGAATAAAAGTTTCTCCAAGATTCACACTTTCATATGTTTGACCTGCATTACTGCACACAATAAAAATACCTGCGCCACCTGCAGCGTGACTGAGCGCTACTGTGCTACCATCATACACTGCAGCTTGATATGGTGCCCATGTTGAACCGTTGTCAGATGTTCGCAACACATATCCTTGTGAAGTGGTCACAATAAACACAGTGCCAACTGCTGCCACAGATGTAAATGTACCATAACCACCGGGATTGGTTGCACCAGTCCAGGTGATACCATCTGTGCTGGTAGAAATAGCAGAAGGTGATATGGCCATCATTCTTATTGTGGAGCTGGCAATTTTAAAATATGGCACGGGTGCTAGACCACTGCAGGCATTCCAAGTGGTGCCATTTGTGGTGTATCTACCACCTGTGTTGCTCAGAATCACTGTGATGTTAGTGCTGGCTAATCTAGCGGAGCCTATGGCTGTGTACACTCCTGATACGCCCACACTGACAGTGCTGGCACTGTAAGGCGGATCTGAAAAGTTCAAAGATGGCTCTATGATATATCTGGTTGATTGATCCAACACTGGCTCAATAGCTAGTCCTCCTAGTAAATGTTCAAACCCATTCACATTGTCAAATTGTCTTTTCACATTCACAGATTTTAAAGTGTGATCATAGTATGAAATAATTGCAAATTGTCCTCTGCCTGTGCCTTCTAATATTTGAAGTTTTTGTCCTACTATTTCAGCTGAAACTAGGGTAGCTGAACCTGACGCAGTGGTTAAACTTACTGCTGCGCCTCCTAATGTTGTGCTGACTTTGATTGTGTTAGATGTCACTATCTCTTTCACATAGTAGATAGTGTTTGCATTGATGTTGCCAAATGTGGTACCTATAAAAATTATGGCATCATTGACTTGCATAAAAATAGTATTCTGTATGGTCAAAGTGTTCACACCTCCACCAGTTGTGGCAGTGAATGATTTTTCATATTCTGGTTCATACTGGTTGGCCAGTAACACTGATGTGTCATCTCCACCTCTTGCATTTCCTTCTATTGACGTGTAATTCAAACCACCCACGAATCCACTGTCAAGAGGATCTGTGAATCGCACTTCGCTGATACTTTGATATCTTGTATTTTCATTGCCAAGGGTGGCTGCTGCACCAGCACCAGAACCTGTGATGGTTACCGAGGCTGATGAATAATCTTGTCCTGTGTGAGTGTAACCAAAAGCGAATATTTGGTTTTCATCATTGTACACTGTGCGTATGGTGGCTTCACCAGTGCGATTATCAACCTCTGCTGTGATTGGAGTTTCCACCAAAGAAAATCCTTCTGCTACAGATCCAAAATCTCCATAAGAATTGTTGCCGTTGGTGGCTCTCACTCTGCCTCCGTCAGTGGCTAGATATCCTATGTGGCAATAATATGTGAACACAGACACCAATTCTGAACGACCATCACCATTTACCCAGAAACCTATGCCATCGGATAGCACTTGAGTAAAATCATTTGCAACTATGGATTTATTACCACCGTTGTGAAGATCCCCATCTATTTTCATTCCTATACATCCTGTGCCAAATGTAGTGACATTTTGTATGTAGGGTGATTTATTTGTGATCCAGGCTGTGTTATCTGAAGGTGAGTTGCCAGGATTCAAAGAAACAAAAGCTCCCCCGCTGGGTCTCTTGGTGAGAAAAGCATTGGCTGGACCTAATGTGCCATATAATCCTTGCAGAGTCATATTTCTTATGCCTGATCCATTGTTCACTCGGAACATATCTTCACCTTCATAACCATCCGCTGGTCTCACTACCACACTGCGTAGCTCATCACCACACAATGCTGTATCGTATGGTACATTCATGGGAAGAATTTCTTCATATAAACCTGTTTTTACAAATACTGTACAGGGAGTGCGTGCTGGTTTGTCTGCATTGACAAAATCCAAGGCAAATTTTATGGTTCTAAATGGTGTTTGAATGGTGGTACCTCTGGTAAGAGAATCAATTCCTTCAACTGACACATAGAAAATTTTGCTAATAAGTTCAGCATTTTTCCAATCTGGAAGGTTGTCAGTGATTTGTAAAGATTGTCCAGCGCTGCCTATAGGAATTCTTAAAAAAGTACTGTCATCATTAATAGTTTTTATGTCTCCAGGTACTTCTAACACATTGGTTTCTATGCCTTGTGCTATTTTAACCCAGTAGTCTGTGGCAAATGACAACATATCAAGAGTTGGTTTAGCAGCTGATACGCTTGCTGAGTGATACAGTATGCAAGCATACGTTGTGCCCGCCACAGTGACCACGTCACCAGGATAATATTGTCTTATGGTGGTGACAGTGAATGGCTCTATTTCATACCATGGACCTCTCCATCGTTTGCCTGTGACCAATAACTGCCAAGGATAAGGAGTAAAGGTGCCAGGATCATAGGCTGTGGTTTCAACAGGCACAACATTCAGATTGTCAGTGACAGCTATGTATAAATTGCCTCCACTGCGTACCACGTCACCTGTCTTGTACGTAGTTGTGCTTGTCCAGTCGCCCTGTAATTTGTATCCTGGAATAATTAATTCCCATGCACTAGAACTGTCAGTTTCCACTTCAGGTGTTTGATTTATATTAGATATCAAACAAACATAACTGTATCCACCGTACATCACCACATCGCCTGGTTGGTAGTACGTGGTTTCTAGCCATACGTCTTCAAATCCTAGTCCTGGTAGCCAAATTGAGAATTTTGATTCATCCATTATTGTGGACGAGGCAAACACACCTGCATCGCCAGGATCATTGCATATCCAAAGACTGGATCCTCCATATTTGACAATGTCATTCTTTTTGTATCTTGTGTATTGTGTGTAGTTGCCTTTGTATTCTATGCCACTAATCACTATTTCCCATTTTAATGTGTCAGCTTCCAAACCATCGGCGCTAACAAAAGCAGTGCCAGTCACAGAATATGTGGCAATCGTGCCGCCTGCACCCACAGAAAGCACAGTGATCACACAGTTGTTAGCAGGAGTGGTACCTCCAATCAGTGCGCCGGCCACGATGATAGATTCACTGGCCAGCCAACCTGTGCCTAGACTGTTGAACTTTGCGTAGTAATTTGCACCATCTTTAGTGATTATGAAATCTATGCCAGTACCTGCTACTGTGTTGCTGGCATATGTGGGATTACTAAATGAGTTGGATGTTTTTGCCACATGTCCAGTGATACATCTGTACACTATGCCTCCGTAGCGAGCCAAATCATCAGGCTTGTATCTGTATTCTGGAGTCCAATCTGTGAGCCAATCTAAACTTCTAGTGTAGACTAGCCAGTTGGGTAAATCTAATTCAAGGCCATCCACCACGCCTGAGCTGATGTGATATGCTTGACATATGTATAACTTACCACCATATTTGACTAGATCGCCATACTCATATGTGGTACTAGGTGTCCAGGAGCCTCTCCAGTTTTCTCCTTCAGCAAAAATTGTCCAGTTGGATTCTTGACCAGACAGTCCTAGAGCAACTGTGGCATTGGAAGTGTGTGCTTCAATACATTTGTATATGACTGAACCTAATTTTGCTAAATCATCAATTTTGTAAAAAGTACTTACTGTCCAATTGCCTGTCCAACTTGCTCCAGTGTTGTTCAGTGTCCATTTTGGATCTGCTGCATTCAAATCAGTGTAAAAATTGGCGTTTGATGTGTGTGGGATAAGAGACACATAAACTCTGGCACCATATCTTACAATATCATCTTTGGCGTAGATAGTGGTGGCCTGCCATTCACCTCTCCATCTAAACCGTATCCTTGCTATTTTAAATTCAGCCATATTAAATTATATTCCTGTAGGATATGTGTAAGGTTCATTCACTCTTAATGTCAACTGTCCATCAGAGTCAATATAGTACAAAATACTCCTACCGTCCCACCTAAATTGTTCATAGTTAAGATTTTCATAAATTTTTGTGTGTAACTCATCCCTACCTTCTAAAAAATCAACTCCTCTTTGAAAATGTGGAAAATTGCCAGCAGCTTCACCAGGTTTATTGATTTGTAGACCATCTGATACTGACATCAAATCCACTTTGCCCAAGTACAATTCTCCAGCATCAGTTCTGCGAAGTCCATAAAAATATCGCGTTGTGCCTAATGCATCTTGTATGGTTTCTATGTATTTGTTGTCATCCATATTATGTTACAACGTTGATTGTTGCACCCATGCCGCCATGCACACCACACTGATAGTACAGTGTACTAGGTGCACTCATAGGCACAGTGAAAGTAATTACGGCTGTGCCAGCTCCTGACACTCCATCAGAGTACGTCGCGCCACCGCTGCTGACTCTTATGTTCAACGGGTGGTTAGTGTGCACAGTGTTGTTAAAAATATAAGTGTGACCTCTGTGCAAATACAACGTAGGATTATTTGTTGCTGTTGGAAAACCAGGACCAGTAAAGATATAAACAGAATTGGTGGCCTGATCCAAACTCCATCTGATGATAGGACCATTTTGTTTTACCCAAGCTGTGCCGTTGTAATACAATACATCTCCCAGTGCTGGGCTCACAATAGTGACATCAGTGAGATCATCCAATGTGCTCACCACTGTAGTCGGCGCAACAAATTCTAATGCAGTAGCGCCTGCATTCACTTTCACAAATCTGCCACCATTGCCAGTAAAAGTAGCAGGAGTATCAGTCAATTGTAAAAAAGTACTGACTGTGGTAGGAGTGTTGGTCAAATTGTTGTAGTTTAAAAAATATGTGCTATCAAAGCCATCTAAAGTGTCGGCATTGCTACCTCCACCACCTGCTGTGGCATCTGCTGCTGGTGTCCATTGTGATCCATTCCATTTTAAAACTTGTCCTGCAGTGGGAGCCACTGTGGCAGTATCAACATCAGACAGAGCATTGATAGAAATAGCATTTAGATCTGCTGATTGCACTCCTGATACAAATTCTAGTGCATTGGAACCACTGTTGACTTTGACATATTTACTGGCTGATCCTGAAAATGTTGATGGAGTATCTGTGAGTGCTAAAAAAGTTGTCACACCTGAACCACCTCCGCCTCCTGCGGACACTGTGCCTGGTTTCCAATTGCTGGAGATACTGTCCCATAATAATGCTTGACCATTTGTAGGCGCTGCAGTGGTGTCAACATCACTTAAAGCATTTATACTGTCTGCTGTGCTGATTAGTTTTGTCCATGCGCCGCCATGTGCAAAATACATTGCTCCATCTGCGTGTGAATGTGCCACAGCACCATGATAAGTGCTGGCACTGGGAAAAGCTGCTTGATTGTCAAAATAAAACGCAATTCTATTTCCGCCAGTGGCAGTGATTAAATTATTATTGATCACTGTCAATGCTGTGCCATTGCCCAATGCTGTGTACAACTCAGTGAAATTATTGTTGATCTTAATCGCACCTGCTCTTAGATTATCACCTTGTCCGTCATTTGGTAATACTCCAGAATTTATAACTTGTTTTACCATCTTATTTCCTGTGTTTTGTTAATATTTACCATAATAATACCTTATATTAAGTCTTATCAAAAGTTAATTCATTGCTGTCAAAAGTTGCAGTGTAATCATCGTCAAATGTTAAACTTGGACCAGTAGGAATTGGTACTTCGCTGAGAGTTGGATATGTGATCAAGTTCTGATCATTGTCATATGGTTGATTTATTCTCAGCACTAATTCTCCTGCATCATTGATGTAATATGTGACGTCCACACTGTCCCATCTGTATTGTTCGTATTTCAAATTGTCATACACATATGTGTGATTAACATCTCTACCATCAAAAAAATCCACGCCTTCCATCCAATCCTCATAGTTTTGAGTAGTTGCACCTGGTCGATTAATGGTCAATGATTCGCCACTGTCTTGTTGATTAATTTTTCCCAACCATACTTCTCCGTCGTCGGTCCTTCTTAAACCATAGAAAAACTTGTCTCGATGTTGCTTCTCTATGCCTTGAATATTTTGTCCTATTGTTTTCATATTATGTGATCTCCACGTAGCTCATTACTACATCCACACTGGCAGCTGCTGAACTTTCCACAAAAAGATCATATTCTTCTGGAATGATTAATTTCTCACCATTTGTAACCACTCTCAGTGCAGAATTAGCAGCAATTTGTACGTCTTTGATGTAGTATGCTGTGGCACTGGTGTCATCCTGCACATAAACACTGGCATTGATGATTCCTGCTGTAACGTTTGCTAAACTGAGCCCAATTATGGTAGTGTATGTGGCTACAGGAGCTTCATACACTTTAACAGGGCTTGTGCCCACTGCGCTTACTATTTTGTTTCTAAATAATGTTGCCATATGTTGTTATCCTAATATCAATGCGTATTTAACCGCTAATTCAGTTGCGCCAGTCACAGTAACTCCACCTCCAGCCCCTGCCACAGATTCCCAGCTGGCTCCATCATATATCTCAACTCTTTGATCTGTGGTGCTGTATCGCATCACTCCAATCACAGGCACAGATGGTCTTAAAGCAGAAGTACCATAAGGAATTCTCAAACCTCCTGCTTGTGAAGTGTCCACATAGCCATCACCTGTGGTCTCAAATATGATTGGTTGATTGCTGACATAATTGGTTATGGTATTGGTTTGAAAATTTAAATTTTCTATTCTAATAATTCCAGTGCCTGCACCAGTCAAGACTAAATCCTGATTCACTCCTGTGGTTGTCAGAGTGCTGCCTGAAATCAATATGCTGTCTACCTGCAGTGTGTTAGCATCAAATCTAGTTGAATTTACATCTGCCACTAAAGCACTATTGCTGTAGAATCTGATTGTGTCATCGTTAGCACCAGGCGTTAATTCTGGAGTAATATAAGTGTTCCTATCCAAGTCATACACACCTTGCAGCACCTGCCACGAACCATCATAACCCTCAAAGAGATTATTGTCTGTGTTGTATCTTATCATGCCCACTTGTGGCACAGCAGGTCTATTAGCAGTGCTGCCTGCTGGTAATCTTATAGCGCCAGTGCCGGAAAAAGTAGTTACCCCGCTGGCTGGCACAAATGTCATGTTGCCCACGGTGTTGGAAATGGTATTGTTATTAATGGTAAAATTTTCTATTTCCACACTGCCTGTGCCAGCACCACTTAATTGTAAGTTTGAGTTGGTAGTTTGTGTGGTAATGATATTGTTTTCAATTTTTATATTGCCATCCACATTGATGGTAGATGAAAACACAGTGTTCCAATTTTTTAGTGCAGATCCTAAATTGTACAAATTAGTGGTCTGTGGAATTAAATCACTAGAGATAGCTGCCAACACAGACAATGTATCAGTAGCAGCGTCACCTATGGTAATGTTGCCACCAATGGTGACGTCTCCTGTGACATCTAAATCTCCAGATATATTAACATCATCCAACAGGTTTATTATACTGCTGTTAGAATCTAAATTTAAATCTCCTGACAGAGATTCAATTGTGTTGCCACTAATCTTCACATTATTTTGTTGAATATATGAACCATCTATCACAGTCACATTGGCTCCTGATGTGAAGGTCAATGTGGATGCACTAGAGATGTTGGTGATAGCACCTGTAAAAGTTACAGTGCCAGCTGCTTGATTGACATAAAATAAATCACCTACTCTAAAATCTCCTGAGTGATCTACTGAACTGTATAATATCCTTGCATTATTTAATGTGACCACTTCATTGGCTTGAATGGCTGCTGAGGCATCATTGTTGGATTCTTTGCCTGAGCCTATATAAGCAAAGTTGTGTCCTATTAGATACACCAACACACCCACACCATCACCATATGCACCATACGTGCCATATATGCTGGCTGATGCAATACTGCGCACTTCACCACCAAAGTCTTGATAGTCAACATTCACGAACGCTGTGGCCGTACCACCTGCAGAAAAACTAATATATTGTGCTCCGGTCACTGTGTCCGAAAAAGTAGTTGAACCGTTGGTGCCATTAAAATTTAATAGTAACACAGTGTTTGGGGTTGTGGTCAGTTGAGCGACGGGAGCGGCAAAAGCACTTGTGTAGATGGCTGCTCCTTTGGCTATTCTCAAATCATCAATGTAACCTGTGAAAGCCGAAGTGCCATTGTAATCTGCTCCTATGCGTAATGGTTTTATGGCATAGTTGTTACTGTCTGAATAGGTGGATCCTTCCTGCACTCCATTCACAAACAACTTGGTTGACGTGCCAGTACGTGCAAGGGCCACATGTGTCCAAGTGCTGGAAGATACGGCTGTGGTTCCTTGTATCACAATCGCACCATTCACATAACAATATATTCTTTCAGCAGTGTCAATGCCTACAGTGATGGCTGTGTCACTTGCCACGGTGCGCATATCAATTATGATTCTGTTTGTGCCACTTGTAGTTTTATAAATCCAAGCTTCTATAGTAAATTTTCCTGTGGTAAAAGCAAAATCTGCTTGACTGACTATGGATGCATAATCACCTGTGCCGTCTAAAGCTAGACTTGCTGTGCCATATTTTTTAATTGTGGTATTGAGTTGCGCATTGCCGTTGGCTGTGACTGTTTTAGCTATTCTATCTGCTGCATTGGCAAATCCTGTGACCTTGCCAGTTAATTCAAATTCACTACCACTCACAGCACTCAAAGTGCCTGTAGCCAACACTGTAGCATTGTCCACGTCATAATATGTGATTGTTTGACCAGACGTCACAGCAGCTCCTGCCAGTCCTGATACTTTTAATCTTGTTTTGCCAGTGCCTTTTAAACCTGTAACTCCATCAACTCCATATATACTAGAGTTTGCAAAGTATGTGAAAGAGTTGAGCCATTCAATCCTAGCTCCATTGGTAAAAGTGAGTGCATTTACACCAGGCGTGATCAATGTGACATTTTGAAACAGACAACTGGCTTCATTGCTGCCCGCTGTGGCTACACTGCCGTCTAAATAAGCACCTTTGCCTGCATCTCCTGCGGCAAAACCTCTTGGATCCGAAGCACTGGTAGTTGATCCCTGTGTGATCACAGTGACATTTCTTATGTAGGGTGATCTGCTGGTTACTGTGAAACTAGGAGCAAATCTAAAAGCATAACCTGTGTTTGCTGCACTGTTAAACCTGAAATTGGCCACTGTGATGTCTTCTATAGTGGTTTCCCCGTTCAATAGAAAAGCATCCTGTGATATGGTGCCAGCTGTGGGTTGAATGGTCACAGCTCTCAAACTTTCTCCTCTGATGCTGACGCCTGTTGGCACTGTGATAGGAAAAATTTCAGTGTATGTGCCTGGATATATGTGAACAAGATCACCTGCAGTTGCCAGTGTAAGTGCATGTTTCAAAGTAAGCACAGGATCATTTTGATGTGTGCCTGTGTTGGTGTCATCTCCTATACTGCTTACATATATGATATTGCCAGGGATGGCAGTAAGGTCCAATCCGCCCACTAACACATTGCCACCCACTGTTAAATTGTCCACAAACAAATCTTGAGTGAATATTTCATTCCAACGTTTGCCTGCACTGCCCAAATCATAGGTGTCAGTTACGTTGGGTATCATGTCGCTGGCTATGTCAGCATTGATTGTAAGACTGTCTGTGTCTTGATCACCTATGGTAATATTACCGTCTGCTGTGATACTGCCTGTGGCATGTATGTTACCTGTGACATCTAAATTGCCAAACATTTCAACAATGCCAGTACCATTGGGAGTCAATAGTAAATTTGTATTTGCTGCTGTGATTTCTATGGAATTATTGGATATTTCGAAATCATCCACAATGATTGCATTATTGTACAATATTTTATCAGGGGCAGCCAAAGTCAACACAGCACTGGTTGTGCTGATGGAATTGCCTGTCACTGTGAGGTTACTGATAGTGCTTGTGTTGGGTACTTCTAAATTAGTGGTTCTTAAAATTCCTACTACGTCTAAAGGAAACTGCGGGCTCGCCGTTTTAATACCGATCCTTGAATTTATAATATCTAAGTACAAAAGATCAGTCTCAAAAGCCAAATTTTGCTCCGCCACAGGTAATGTGGAACGGATCAAATTGTCCTTCAAGAGCTGACCGGATATACGACCAACGGCCATTCTTCACTCCTTTAAACGGGCATCTTGTGCCACCAACCACTTTTTCATCCTACACAATGCTTAGGCTCTTCGCGGGTTGTACCACGGTTTGTCCTGCGTGTTCTTGGTCTGATCACAGCATTAAGTGTATTTATCGAGTCTGTGTATTTTGGTAGTATTAGCTGAGAATTAGGTTGTAAATGGTGTTAATTTCTTGCACTTCATCACCAGTGACTATGCCTGAAACCACACCCACTGCGTTAGCCCACAAAGTACCTGTGTAAACTTGTAATCTGGCTGTTTGTGTGTTGTAGTAGATTTCACCTATCACTCCAGGATTACGATTGGCTGTGTTGCCAAATGGCACTCTTACTCCTTTTGAATTGGCTCTGAATTCAACTTTTTGCTCTTTGGTCACTCCAGTCATTAACAGTGTAATATCACTGTGTAACACTGTGTTTTTTATATTGCCTTCATTGAACACATAATTGCTAGTGTCAAACAAAACTCTACCTGTGCCATTGGCCTGTAGAGCTGCCACTGTGCCCGGAGCACTGGATCCCACTGTTACTGTGTTGCTGTCCACTGCGAACTGATTCTGACTGCTGAATCTGTTGGCTATTAAATTGCCTGCTGTGTCGATTCTTGCTGTGTTCACGCCATCAGCATAGAAATAAAATTGATCGGAAATCAGCTCAATGCGTGTGTTGCCATCCAAATCTTTTACTCCACCTAGGTTAAAATAGTCAGTAGTGCGCCCTTCAAAACTGTTTGTGCTGTTATTGTAACGTAAATCTGCAAGTACATTGGGTCTTTGTGCTGAATTTCCCACGTGTAAAGTCATTGCCTTGCCGGAAAAGTTAGTTACCAGATTGGAATTGTTAATGTCAATCACTCCGGAAGAGCTGTCAACTTCGGTTTTGAACCTTAAATTATCCACTAAAACTTTGCCTGTGCCGTTGGCATTAACAATTAAATCTTCATTGCTTACATTCACAGCAATAAAATTATCAGTGATGGTGATATCGCCCACACGCATTTCTCTAGCATATACATTGTCCCAATTTTTACTTGAGGATCCAAGATTGTATAGATTATTGTTGGCTGGAATTATATCACTGGTAAATTGTGTTTCAAAATCTAAAGTGTCAGTGACTTGATTGCCTAAATTTATAAGCGCGCCATTTATTACAAGATTTCCAGACACTGCTAGGTCAGTGCTGATGTTTACATCTTTGAGAAAGTTGATGTTGCCACTGTCACTTATGACATTAATTTCATTTATATCGCTTTTTACAGTGTTGCCCGATATGGTAAAATTAGGAAATGTTATTCTCTCTGCGTCAATAAATGTTTGTGGACCCCCTGGCACTCCCACTGTGATACTAGAACCTGAAAAAGTAAAACTGGCTGGAGAAAAATTAAGTGTGCCAGTGTTAAAATTCACAACAAATGTGTTACCTATTCTGTAATTGCCACTTTGATCCTGTGTTTGATAGTATATTTGTCCACCATTCAGTTCAACAATTTCATTGTCCTGACTTACTATTGAAACGTCATTATCCACGTCCTTACCTGATCCCACGTATGCCATGTTGTGATTGATAAGATACATCAAAGTAGCATTGCCATCTGCTTCTGCTCCTATAGCACCGTAAATACTGGCGCTTGCTATCACTCTCACTTCTGCTCCAAATGTTACGCCTAAACCAGCAAATCCTGTGGCTCCATTTACAGCATAGAGACTTCTATTAGCAAAATATGTGAAACAATCTATAAATTCCACTCTAACACCGTTTTTCATTGTGACTGCATCCACCCCTGGAGTGATAAAAGTCACAGCATTGAACAACATGCTGGCTTGATTGCTGGAAGAGTTGGCCACACTGCCATCCACCATGGCACCTTTGCCTGCATCGTGACTGTCATATCCTCTAGGATCACTGCCTGATGTGACAGTGCCTTGTGTGATTACTGACACGTTTTGTATGTAAGGTGATTTACTGGTGACATTGATGCCAGTGTCAAATCTAAATGCATAACCTGTATCATTGATAGAATCATAATAAAAATTGCTGACAGTTAAATCACTGATAAAGCAGGCATTGTTTAATAAAAATGCATCCTTACTTTGAGTAGATGTGCTAGGTTGTAGTGTCACACTGCGCATGCTTTGACCGCGCACAGTGGTGTTGGCTGGTACATCCAACGGAAAATCTTCTGTGTAAGTGCCAGGCATAATAAAAACAAGATTGTTGCCACCTGCCAAAGCTGCTTCATCCAAGGCCTTCTCTACACTGGCAAATGCAAAACTGGCAGTTTGTCCACTGTTTGTGTCAGCTCCTAGACTGCTGACATAGTATGTATTGGCAATAGGTTGGTTCACTGTGATGCCACTGAATGACACAAGAGAAGCAACATTTACATCATCAGTCACATCGCCCAATACTCCATAAAACTCGCCCCATTGTCTTGAAATAGAACTTCCAATTTTGTAGGTCAATGTGGCATCAGGCAAAAGATCCGAATTGATGTCTGCGCCAATCACCAATGAATCTGTGCTGTCATCCCCCACCGTGATGTTGCCTTCAGCTAAAATATCACCTGTGGCATTTATGTTGCCATACACTTCTAAATCTGTGGGTATGATAATTTCACCTGTGCCATTACTGGACAACTGTAGATTTGAATTTGTGGTCCAGGTTCCCAATTCATTATCCTTGAAATACACGTCTCCTATGCGTAATTCTGGCATGGTAATTGTGCCTGTGCTGGTCAATGACATCTGTCCTGCCACCATAGATGCACCTGCACTGTTGAACAGTATGTTGCCTAGAGTGGCACTGTTGGTAGCAATGAAAGTATCGTTAAGATTTGTGAGGCCATTCACCTGCAAGGTTCTGGTAGGAGAGTCTGTGTTTATGCCAATCCTATTGCCACTGTGATTGATGTACAATAGATCTGTTTCAAAGGCAAGATCATCCGTACGCTGCAGATTACTGCGCAAAAGTGGTCCTGAAATACGTCCTACTGGATTGGGCATGTTGCTCCTATCTTATAGTGTATTTATTTTTTTGGTAGGCTGCGTTATTTGTCAAAATTGTGCAACACAGTGACTGGTTTGCCCGAAGGCACTGGGGTGCCAAAATATAGATAAAGATTATTGCCCAGAGTGGCCACCAGCATGTATCCACTGGATCTGGTCAGTGTGAACACTGCTCCGCCATATGTGGCACTGATTCTTAGGGTGGTGGCGTTAGGAATTGAATGTATGAAATACGCAGTGCCATCCACTAAATTTCCAAAATTTGTGCCATTGAATGAAATCTCTTGACCCACTGCCATGTTGCTGGTGCTGACCAATGTGATTTCATTGCCCACTGAAGTGACAATACCAAATGCTGTGCCAGGTGCTGCGGTTGCGTTGGCATAACTGACTGTGCTCACTGTGCAGGCTGTTACTGTGGCTGATGCGTTGTTGTAACCAGCTGGAGTCATGCCTCCCACTGTGATTGTTTGTCCCACATAGAATGGTGCATTTGCTTGTGCGGCAAAAGTGAGTGTGGCTGTAGCGCCCGTGCCAGTGGCTGCTGTGACTGCTAAAGATTCAGCAGCAAATGTTTGTGATGCCACGCTGGTGGCTGACGGCGTTCTGCCATAACCAAATCCTGCTGCGTAATTGCCTGCACCTGCTGCAGTGGTCAAAGCAACTGGAGATCCACCTGCTGTGGCACTGATAGTAATCTGTGTGGCATTAGGAATGGAAAGAACAAAATATATTTGAGTTGTTACAATATTTCCTAGAGCAGTGTCAAACATTATCATTTGATTGATTGCTAATCCTGCTGTGGATGCTAAAGTGACTCTATTGGTGCCTGTGGTAGTTGCGCTGTAAGTGCCGGTGTCATGAGTGATGTTCACTAGACCTTCCACAGTGCTCACTGTGGCATATCCAGGGTCATTTTCATTTGCTGGAAAGGTTTCATTGATTTCCAACACTGTGGGTGTGACTGATGCTATGGTGTAATATCCATTGTTGCTGGTGGTGCCAGACACAAATATAATTTGACCGTCATAAAATCCTGCATCTTCAAAATCCACAATGCCCACATTGTTGCTGAATATGGCTGAAGTGTTGGCAGCATAGGAGCCCGAAGTTGGTTTACCTGCTATACTAAAATCTACAAAATAAGCCATTTGCGCACTGTTATAGTAACAAGGATTCTGTATAAAAATATAGTTGGTGGTAGGTATCTGCAGCACATTCTCCACCAACACTAATATCTGTGCTGGAAATTGAGGCACTGGAGTGACTGGATCATTGGCATCCAATGCACCAAATAGATGTTCCACATTGTCACCGTTGCCTAAATTTTGTGCAGTGATTAATTTGGGTGCGTCAGTTCTGAATCTTTTCCAATCTGGAGTACCAAATGCTGGATTGGCTTCGTACGCTTCAAAATTTTGTGTGGTGGTGTTGTAGCGTATCATGCCCTCCACATTGTAACCTCTTTGACCTGTGGTGCCTTTGGGCAGCAATAATGAGCTGGTGCTGTCTATGCTGGCCTGTTCATCTGCACTGTATTTGATTCCTCTGCCATTCAAGGAAGACTGATTGGTGGATTGTTTTTTAAGATATCTCATTACACTACAAAGTAACTCACTGTGACCAGCAAGTCGCCATTTGTTCCACCGTTTTGTTGAAATGATAATTTGTCTCCTGTGGACAGCACTAATTTTTCTGTGTCCATAATGAAAGAATCACCTGCTTCCACACTGGCTGCTGCAACTATTTTGTTTTTATTGTCGTTTATGGCTTCACCGTTTAGCACTGCGTACAAAGAAAAAGTTGCAGTGGCGCCGCCTTTGTTACATACCACTATGGTAGTGAATGCCCAAGTTTGTGATGCAGTCACAGTGAAATTCACCGGAGTGCTTGTGTTCATTTGTGCATTATCAATGGCCATATTTCTCCTAAAAAATTAAACTGAAAAGCAAAGCTCTGTTTTTGCTTATCATTTCATCTCTAATATTACTACTATTTACATAAAAAATGCCTGTCTTGCCTGCACCCTGAGCGCCAGTGTACACTTTCACGCCCATTGTGTCATAGGCAGGGTCACTCACAGCAGCTTTGATAAACAGTGTGTCATCAATTCTCACTGATTGAGCACCTGTGGCCTGCAATACCAAATCTCCACCTGTGCCGGGTGCTGATATAGTGCTTTGATCTATTCTCACCTCAGATAGATTGATTTGTTGCTGTAAAAAATCCACTTGATTGTTTAAAAATGTGTTTTTTAATACGCCATCAATTTCTATGGTGGCTTTGCTGACAGGGTCTCCAGATGCTGTGTCATACACTCTCACTTCTGTGTTGTCTGTTTCTATGAATGTGGGTGCCAGTGTGGCTATGGCTGTGGCTATTTCATCATCCACGTATTTTTTATTGGGTAAATCATTGTCGTTGACCACAAAAGTTTCATATGCAGTTTTGTATGCAGTGATTGCTCCTGAGCCTCCTGGTTGCAGATAAATGGCTCCACCTGAATGTATGTTGTGAGTGCGCAGTCCACTAAGATTGCCGTTCTGCATGCGCAAAGTAAAACTGCCCGAATTCACTGAAGCACTGTCAGGATTATTGTAAAGCAATGCTTCGTCCCAAAGTATTTGAGCATCAACCAATGTGCCTCTGTCAATTCTAATACCTGCTGTGCCTAATGTTACTCCTGTGCCACCTTCACCTTCATTGATCACTATGATGTTGTCTTTGACCACCATGTTCTCTGATTGCACAGTGGTGTTGTCACCTTCTACTACTAAATTTCCTGTGATTCTCACAGTGCCCACTTGAAGGCCAGTGTCCAATTTGATTTCTCCAGCATCTTGTACTTTAATGCTGTAGTTTCCATCTAAAACTCTTAAAAATTTTGACATCTTTTACTTTTTATATTGGGGGGATTGCTCCCCCCAATGGTGTTATTATATAGCAGTTAGTTCAATGTAGTCTTGTGTGGAATCGTTCACAAGAGTCCATTTGTATTTCAAGCCAGCGCTGTCAATAAATCTGCGTTGTGT